CCAAAGAAGTTTTGCTGGTAACGATCCACTTGTAGTCAAAACCAACAACAATAACGTTATTATTGATGACCACTACTTTGTAACAGGTGAGAAAGTTACTTACAGTTATGAGAACTCCAGTCAATCAACTGCAAATGCTATTGGTATTGGAACAACTGTAATTGCTGGTGTAGCTACAGACAAACTTCCATCTACTGTTTATATTGTAAAATTCAGTAATAAGGCTGTAGGGTTTGCAAAAAGTGCAGGTGCTGCACTAAGTGTTACTCCTGATTTGTTAGATATAACCTCTGTTGGTATTGGCACATTCCATAAACTGACTTGTACGAATCAAAACGCACGGGCATTGATGGCCGTTGATAATATGATTCAATCACCAGTAACTGAAGTCAATGTTGAAACACAATTGACAGAAAGTATTGTATTTGATGTTGACTTCAACGTTGTTGGAATCGAATCGTTCAAGGCAGGTGATTTGGTGAAGATTGACGAGGAAATTATGACTGTTCAGAGTACTGGGGTGACTTCTGATGATAGTCTTAAGGTTCTGAGGGGTCAGTTAGGAACAAAAGTTGCATCACACAATATAGGTACTGCAGTCAACTTACTTGGAGGTAACTACAATATTGTTGATAGCACAGTTTATTTCTCATCTCCTCCAGCAGGTGCAAGACCGATTGGAACTACTACTGCAGGTCCTGACAACGTTGATTGGACTGGCATTACAACACAATCTAGTTTCCAAGGTAGAACCTTTATTAGAAGTGGTATTCGTGATACTGACCAAGATACTTATAGTACTAACTACACCTTTGACAATATTCAAAGTGGTTTCGATGGTCGAAGAAAGGTCTTCAGCCTAACTCAAAATGGTGATAACTTAGTTGGATTTGCAACCAATCAGGCAATTATATTGAATTCAAATATTCTTCAAGAACCACAAGGTGGTCAAGATACTACAGGTGACTTTAGTTTCCTTGAAGTTGCTGGTGTTACCAGTATTACATATACAGGTCAGAGTGTTTCTTCAGAAGAAGACCCGAACAAAGCAACAATTCCTAGAGGAGGAACAATTATTGCTGTTGGTTCTACTCCTGGACTTGGATATCAACCACTAATTAGTGCTGGTGCTTCTATATTTGTCAACTCTGGTGGTACAATCGATTCTATTAGTCTTGGTAATACTGGTTCTGGTTATAGAGCTGGTATTCAGACTAATGTGAGTGTTGGTATTATAACATCTTCTGTAGGTATAACCACTGTTATTGGTATTGGTACTGCAAATCTTATTGATGGTCATGTAGATAGTATTGACCTTTATAACCTTGGTTCTGACCTTGACTTCAATAATCCACCTGTAGTTACTATAGACAAACCAATTGGTTATTCCAATATCCCGTTGGTTTACAGTCCTACTGCTCCAGCAGGGGTTGGTACAGGTGCAAGAGTTAATGTTACTGTTGGTCAGGGTTCCAGTGTCATCAATTTCGATATAGTTAGTGGTGGTTTTGGTTACAATCTGGGTGATAAACTCAATATTGCTATTGGTGGAACAACTGGTCTTAGAACAGATTCTAGTATTCCATTCAGTCCCTTTGAACTAACCGTTACTAATGTATATCGGGACACCTTCAATGGTTTCACTATTGGTGAACTAGAGGTATTTGATGTTATTGATGAGTTGTTTGATGGTGTGGCTAAAAAATTCCCCCTCACAATTGCAAAACAGCAATATGCTATTGAAGCAAAGAAAGGTTCAGATATCAATCTTTCCCAGGCACTAATCATAACAATCAATGATGTTCTACAGATTCCTACAGAGGCATATAAGTTCACTGGTGGTGGTTATGTAGAGTTTACAGAACCTCCTAAAAAGGGTGATTCTTGTAAAATTATCTTCTACATGGGTACTCCAGGAGTTGATGTTGTTTTTGTTGACATCCTTGAAACTGTCAAGATTGGTGACTCACTACAAATCAAAAATGATAGTTCAAAGGGTCAGACTTTCAGTCTATATGAAGATCCAAGAGTGGTGACCGGAATTACTACTCTTGATACTGTAACTACTCTTGCATATCCTGGTCCTGGTATTACTACAAACACATCACTTGTAAGACCTGTTACTTGGTGTAAGCAAACTGATGATATTACAATCAATGGTACTTTTGTAACTAAGGACAGAATTGACCAGGAGCCATATATCTATCCTGCAGCACTACTCACATCATATGTTGGGTTTACTAGTAGTTATGCTTATGTTGATAGTGTTAGACCATTGTTTAACTCTAGTGCTGAGACAAATCTTCTTGATTATCAAGATAAAATTTCAATTCTAGACCAAGGAGTAATTGATGTTGCCACTGCAACAGCAACAACTGGTCCCGCAGGAATAATCTCCTCATTTACTGTAACTAATGTTGGTTCTGGTTATAGTTACTTGACAAACCCATCAGTATCAGTTTCTTTACCTGATGATCCAAGTGGTACTAGAGCAATTGGTATTGCATCTGTAGTTGGTAATGGAGTTGTATCTATTTCTGTGGCTAGCCCAGGAGCAGGATATACTCAAGCACCTACTGTTCTTATTCAGCAACCTAATCCAAGATTAGAAAGGATTGGAGTTTCATCATACTTTGGTGATTATGGTGATATTGTTGGTTATGCACATTCTGGTATCAATACGGCATTTATTGAACTTTATATCCCACAAGATTCTTATATGAGAGACCCTGAATATGTGGGTAGTGCTGTTACGGTCAGTCAAATGATTAAGGGTGACATCTTTATGGTTAAGGTCTCAAATATCGGTATATTTACTGGTAATAATTTTGATGGACTTTATACAGTCAAGAATGCAGAAACTGTTACTAAAAATCTTTCAAATATAGGTTTGGGTGTAACACAAGTTAGAAGAATTGAGTTTACAGGTCAGGGTTACTCTCCTGGTTCCGGTGTATTCCATAATGAAAGAATTTATGGTGAGTATACATGGGGTAAAATAGGTTTCATAAACAGAGTTCCTGCTACTGCACTAGAGTTCTACCCTCAACCTTATAGTGGAATGTCAACATCACCTCTTATCCAAAGATTGGAACCATTGAAATTCAATAATTACAATGTTTAGATAAATACAAACATAGAAAAGGATTTCGTATAGACGATGGCATATCAAGGTATTAATACGGGTACATCTCCCAATACGGGTTCAGGTGACTCTCTAATTGTGGGTGCCGAAAAGATTAATAGTAATTTTCTTCAACTGTTTACAGCAGTTGGTCTTGGTTCCACTGGAACTGGTGATGTTAGTGTGAAATCTCTGACTGTTTCTGGTGTAACAACTTTATCAACAGTTTCGGCATCTTCTTCGATTACTGCAACTGGTGGATTTACAAGTGGAACTGGTACCCCGGTTGAGATTTCCGTAGTAGGATCTACATTGTCATTTAGTGTTGCCGGTATTGGATCTACAACTCTTACATTATCGTAATAAATAACAAAAAAGTCTGGTAAAAATGGCTGCTATAATTACAGATCAACTCCGCATATTAAATGCGAAGAATTTTGTAGATGATGTACAGAATTCCGCAAATTCTTACTATGCGTGGATTGGTTTACCTGACGCTACTGCATTTCAAAGTGACTGGGATTCAAATCCTCCAGCCCCTAAAGACAGTTTAAATGATTCCAATAATTATTGGGATGATATGTTGGCACTGAAACGAATCAATTCGTCAGATGTGAGCCAAGTTGTTAGAAAAATTATATGGCAGTCTGGAACCACATATGATATGTGGAGAAATGATATTACAAGGGATAACCCATCTCTCCCTTCTAATGCATATGACATTTATGATGCAAATTACTATGTAATGAATAGTGAGTATAAAGTTTATATTTGTCTATTCAATAATGCAAATCCAGAGAATAGTTATAGAGGTGGTCCATCACTAGATGAACCAAATTTCACTGATTTGGAGCCTAGAGAGGCTGGTAGTAGTGGTGATGGTTATATTTGGAAATATCTTTATACTATCAAACCAAATCAGATTATCAAATTTGATTCTACTAATTATATAGCAGTACCAACTGATTGGTTCACTAATCCAACTTATGCTCCAGTAAGGGAAAATGCTGCTAATAGTGGTGAAATCAAAATTGTAACCATTAGAAATCGTGGTGTTGGTATTGGAACTGCAAACGTTACTTATACAAAAGTACCTATTTTAGGTAATGGTAGAGGAGCAGAAGCTACTGTTGTTGTCAATAATGATGCAAAGGTAGAGTCTGTAACAGTATCTAATGGTGGTAATGGTTATACTTTTGGTACACTGGATTTGAAAAATGGTGGTGTTCCGACTGGAACAATTGCACCAGTCTTTGATGTGATTATACCTCCTCCAGGAGGTCATGGTGCAGATATCTATACTGAGTTGGGTGCATATAATGTTCTATCTTATGCAAGATTTGAAAATGACACTCAAAACCCAGATTTTATCACAGGAAACCAATTTGCTCAAGTTGGAATTGTAAAAAATCCAACAAATTACGATTCTTCTTCAAATCTTACAAGAGACAAGGCTAGTGCTCTATATGCACTCAAACTTGTAGGTACTGGTTATAGTCAGGCGACATTTGTTGCAGACTCTTTTGTAACTCAGACTGTTGGTCTTGGTTCTACTGCTGTAGGAAGAGTTGTTTCTTATGACACACAAACTGGTATTCTAAAGTACTGGCAGGACAAACGAACTGCAGGTTTTAATACCGATGGAACTCCAGATACAACCCCTGTTTATGGTTTTAATCAGTTACGGTTCACGGAATCTCCAACTGCAGGTGGTAGTATTGCTATTGTTCCTACTACAGGTAACACATTGAATATTGATGTGAACTTTACGGGTGTTTCTACGGCAATAAATAATAGGACATACTACTTGGGTCAGGAATTCACGAAAGGAGTATCAAATCCAGAATCACAAAAATATTCTGGTGATATAATCTATGTTGATAATAGACCTTCTGTTACCCGATCCTCTTCCCAGAAAGAAGACGTTAAAGTTATCTTGCAATTCTAAGAGATATGCCACAGGAAACTAATCTCAATGTCGCACCATATTTTGACGACTTTGACCCTCAATCGAATTACTATAAAGTCCTTTTCAAACCCGGTTATCCAGTTCAGGCTAGAGAATTAACTAATTTACAGTCAATTCTCCAGAATCAGGTTGAAGATATGGGAAACCATTTCTTCAAAGAGGGGGCCAAGGTTATTCCTGGTGATGTAACCTATGTCAAAAACTTTTATGGGGTTCAAATTGAGCCTGAGTTTCTTGGTATACCTGTTAGTTTATATCTTGACCAGTTAGTTGGTACTGTTATAACTGGTCAGTCTTCGAATGTAACTGGAAGAGTTGTAACATATATCACCAATAGTGAGTCAGAGAGAGGAACTTATACCTTATATGTAAATTATGAAAACTCCTCTTCTGAAGATAATGTAAGTACTTTTATTAGTGGAGAAGTTTTAACCACAAGTACTAATATTAATTATGCATCAACCTTTATTTCCACTGGTGAAGGTTTTTGTACAACAATCCCCCAAAATGCACCTATCATTGGTTCATCCTATAACCTCTCTGAAGGTGTTTATTTTCTAAGGGGTTATTTTGTCAATGTCAAAACCCAAACTCTAATTCTCGATCAGTATAATAATAATCCATCATATAGAGTCGGTCTTGATGTTTTGGAAGAGGTTATTTCTTCTGATATTGACCCCACTCTAAACGATAATGCTCAGGGTTTCAATAACTATACTGCACCAGGTGCAGATAGACTTAGGATAACTGCAGTATTAGCAAAAAAATCTCTGAATAGTTACAATGAGAGTAATTTTGTACAACTTTCAGAAGTTAATAATGGTGTCTTAAGGACAATCAATAAAGATACTGAATATAATTTTATAGGTGATGAGTTTGCTAAAAGAACTTTTGATGAATCAGGTAACTATTATATCAAAGAATTTGTTACAACTATAAAGAACTGTTTAAACAACGAAGAAGGAAATAGAGGAATATACAGTCCTGGTCAAATTACTGAATCTGGTAATATTCCTAGTGATAATTTGGGAGTTTATAAGATTTCTCCTGGTAAGGCATATGTTAAAGGGTATAAGGTAGAAACTCTTACATCATCACTGATTGATTTTCCAAAACCAAGAACCACCAAACAATTGAGTAATCAAGGTGTTAATTTTGGGTTTGGACCAACACTTGCAATCAATAGATTGTATGGTTCACCAACCATTGGTATCAATACAACAGCTACTCTAAGTCTTAGAAGTCAGAGAGTTGGTGTAAACTCAGAAACTGCACCAGGTAAAGAAATTGGTAATGCAAGAATCTATGACTCTGCACTTGAGTCAGGTTCTTATGATGCAGTTTACCCAGATTTGAATATTTGGGACCTTTCATTGTTTGACGTTGAGACTCATACCGATATTATAGTAAATGAACCAGTAACACTTAACACATCTGTTCATATCAAAGGTGAATCGAGTGGTGCAACTGGATATCTTAAGTACTCAGTAAATTCTGGAGTAGGAATTACTGCATATAGTGTAGAGGGTGATTTCTTCAAAGGAGAGAGACTTATTTTCAATGGAGTGCTTGATGATGCACGATTTGTCATCAAGTCAAGGAATTTTTCTTTGTCTGATGTTAAATCAGTATATGGTATTGTAGGAACTGGTAATACTTTCACTGCAGATGTTATTCAGACTCCAGTATATGATATTGGTAATGCAACCTGTTCACCTCAGATTGCTAATTCCTCAAGAATTTCAATTCCAATTGACCCCGGTTTCTCCTTTGTTGGTATTGTTACTGTCGGTAACCTTGTAAGGTTCTCTAGAACTGATTTTGACGCTGCAACATTTGCAAGAGTTACTGGAGTTGCCAGAACTAACTTTACTGTTAGTGGTGTGACAACAGTTCCTGGTATTTGTGATGGTGGTCTTCCCACAG